GCTAGGATATCGGTTTGCATTGTCATAACTAATCTCCTTTAGTTGAGACTAATTAATCAAAGTTACCGTAGGGGTAAGTTGTAGTTGTACCAATGTTTCCATCAGGCTGTGTATAGCGCACAGTCAAATACAAAGTACCAGCCGTAGGAGCAGGAGTACCTGTACCTGTAATCACCAAAGTCATCACAACTTGTGAGAATGTAGCTGGCTCAATTGTACCTGTGGGGTTGGTAAAGTCAGCAGTAGTTGCTTGGATATTGGCCAACTGTGTACCAGTGAAAGTTGTAGAGTAACGACCAGCCACCAACACGTTTGTTGTAGCAGTCAAAGTTACTGAACCGTACTGAGTACCATTGAATTGATTACCAATATTTACTACACCAGCAGTGATGGTAGAACCACCTGTAATACCTGTGCCAATGTCAACCAAAAAGTCATTGATCTGTGAACCTGTGGGCAAATAAAACACTGCGCCACGATACACAGTGGTAGCGGCATCAGCAGTAATTGTTGCAGCTGTAGGAGGATATACAGAACTAGAGTTTGTATAAACAACAGCATTTACGTTGGGAATCAAATTGCCATTGACAAATTGACCAGAACCACCAGCATAACCAGCAGTGCCATTTCCGCCAGTGTTGGCGAAGTTCATGTCAATGTTTTGAGTGAGGTCGGTATAGCCTACATCGCGGATGGGGCCAAATCTATTTGAGCCCGATAGGATTGGGCCAGAGAACGTGGAACGAGCCATGATAATTCCTTATGCAAAAGTCTCTTGTTAATCGTTGCATCGTGACCCCTGGGCGGGCTGGCAACAAGAGAAAAAATCCCAGACAAGTGGCAATATACACTATTCTTTGGGTGTGTCAAGAAGTTTATTGGACTTTTTTAAGTTTTCTTCCTGAGTGATTACACGGAGATTCCAAGGCACATGAAGGCCACAAACATCTTCACCCCGCAAAGGAATAATATGGTCAACGACATATTGTTCCCCAGTTGTTTTAGACATGGTTATGGCAATTTTGTAAAGCTCACGAATTTCTGCTTTTTCTTTTTTGGTCAACCATTTGGGTGTAGCATTTCTATGTTTACGTCTGCGTGCTTTTGTATCGGCTCGTACCCATGTTGTATTACGTTCCTTCCACGCTTTTTGATACACACGTTTAACTTCTATTGGCCGTGTTTTTGCGGCGTCAATTACTTGCTCTTTGTGTTCTACATACCATTCATTCTTTTTGTCTTTCACATCTTCACGCTGGTTATATTGCCTAAAGTATTCTGCGCGAGTTTCATTTCCTTTAGCCCATTCAACCTTTAAACATTCAACACACGCTCCTTTGGTTTTGCGTAATGCTATGTGCCCATGTTTGCAAGGTATTCCTGTAAAGTAGTGAGTTGCACCTATACGTTTAGCTTCTTCTCTTGTTGTTGGGTATTCCATTTATTACTCCTGTGACTTAGTTACAGGTAATAATAGCATAAGTTTTAGAAAAAGAAAAGGGGCCTCAAAAGGCCCCAAAAAGTATTAAAAGTAATACTTTATTAGAAAGAACCTGAAGAACCCCAGATTCCAAGTGGATCAGACCATCCAAAAGAGTAACGCTCGCGAGCTTTATAACGTACGTTACCTGTATCGAAGTCTCCATCCATTGACTGGCTCAAAGGTGTGCGCTCAAAGTGCTTCATACCATTTGGAACGTCAGTAGTTAGGAACCAAGCGTTGGGATCTGTCAAGAAGTGATTGACAGTGTAGCCCTCTGGGATTGCGCCCATTTGCTTGATTGCATTGATATCGTTATTTGTGGTAGCGACACGAAGTTCGGTATCCAACAAACGTTTTGCAACGAACATCAATGATGGAGGAATGATCATCTTCTTGGGTCTAGCAGCGATCAAGAGGCCACGCTCGTCTGTCCAAGCAGCGATCTGAATAACGGCGGCTTCCAAAGAAGTCTCGTTCAAATCAACTTGGGTTGTAGGAGTGTTGGCATTAGTGCCACCGTTCACCAATGGGTGAGCAGAGTTAAACAAAGAGACACCATCACCACCAATATAGCTAGAGTTGAAGCCGTTGTTAACAACAGCAGCAGCTTTCACTTGTTTGGTGTAAGCCATACCGCGAGCAAGAGCTTTGGTGTAACGGCCAGACAAGCTGTCGTACAAGTTATCTTCAATCGCCTCTTCGGTGATTGAAAAACCCAAAGCAATGGTTTCGTGGTTATAGCGAGTTGTCCATGCTTCTTGAGCATTGTCATAAGCGATGGCTGTGCCCTCGTTTTTGACTGGTGCTGCTGAGAAGCCAGACAATTTAGTCTCTTCCTCGAACGAACGCTCAGAGGTCTCTGTTTCGTAGATCTCTTTGTGTTCTTCACCATAACGTGCATACTCTAAACCGAACAAAGCGTTCAAGCCTGGGAGCAGCTCTTTCAATAGTTGTGCGCGTGAAATAGCCATTTGTTAGCTCCTTAATTAAACGCCAGTAGCATTGAAGTAACTGTGGAAACCAAAGTTCCAAGTCACCAATACTTCGGGATAGCCAGTGAATGTAAACGCAGTAGCGGTAGACTGAGCAGTAGAAACTGCGCGGTTAATCGTCACTGTTGTACCGTTTACGGTGGTAACGTAGGTATTTGAACCTGCATTAATGCCTGGGCCAGAAATAACCATGCCTGGGTAGATTGCGCTGTTAGCTGCAGACAATGTGATTGTCGTAGAGCTAGAAGTAGCATTCTGAACCACGCTGATTGCTGTGTCAGGCACAACACCCACGCAACGGAAGGGAGCACCGCCAGTTGCAGGAGTAACAGATGAAGTAGTTGTAGCAGAAGCTGACAACGCAACACCACCTAGTGAATCACCAGTAGTAGTGCTTCCACCTGGGCCTGAGTAGAACATGTTAGCGCCAACGTATGCTGGGTTAGCGTAGAGAACCGTTTGGCTTTGTGCAGAACCGCCGTTAACAACGACAGCTTTGAACACAGCTTGAGGATCATCCACAACGTAAGCAATAGCGTCAGGAGCAGTTGTGCTAGCTTGCCAATATTGGAAACGGTTTTTGCCGTAAATTGGGCCGCCAGTAGTAGAGTACTCACAACCAACAAATACACCAATAGTTCCAGCTTGGGCTGAGGTAGTGTTGTATGCGAGTTGTGTAGGTGTAACACAGCCAATATTATTGCCTGTGCCAATATCAACAACGTCACCGTTGAAGATTGAAGTGCTATAACCATTTAAGATGGGGAACATGCGGGTTGAACCAGCATATACTCGGCCACCAATCAGGTTATACGGTTTCAGCCCGTAAGGGGCTGGAATGAGCGGATAAGCCATGTTGTTTCCTTAGAATTTAAGAACCTGAACCAAATGTAACCTTTGAACGTTTCTCTGAAAACAGAGGCATTCTAGGGTCGCTGTCTTTTAAGAAATTGTTATCTACGGAATCCATCTGAGCTTGATTTTGTTTAGTGTAATGTGCATTACGCTGTTCCAAAAACTCTTCTGGAATTCGGCAAAGTAACAATCCACCTACCTCAATATTGCCTTTGAATCGGCCCTCTTCGGTAGCATGCATCATCATCTCAGGATAATCTTCTGCTTTGCAGGGTTCATATCCCTCTCGGAACTTAGAAGAAATATTACTAGGATCAGACTGACCGCCATAGCTGATACGAACATATCTATGTTTCCAACCGGGCCGGGGGTCAGGCATAGGTAGAGTCTCGGGCGCTCTCCACATCGTTGGGCGTTGTGTAGTTGCTCTTGAATCTAGTTCACGTGCAAGTCTATTTTGTGTTGTCATGATTAGTTACTCCTCAATTGTTCTTCCGCAACCTTACGCGCATAGAGTTCCAATGGAACACCAAGCCGCTTGGCGATATTTACCTGAGTCTGAGTTAGCACGATTTTTTTGGGCGCTGTGCTTCTCGTAGCAGGTGCTACGTTTGATTTGGGCCGCTGAGAAGGCGCATCAGCAGGTTTCTCGGACTCAAACGCATCCGGGAACACTTGTTTCATTCGAGAATCAATCTTCTCATAATACTCTTCGGATTGCGGATTAATACCAGACTTGAGGAGTTTCGCGTGATACCCCAACGCAAAGCTGGTCATTTCATCATCCGCACCAAACCATTTGTTCTTTTCCCTCCACGCTTCCGCTTTGGGATCAACAACAGCAGTTGGCACCGCTTGAGCCGTTTGTACATCATTTTTACTATCTTGTAAAGCGGGGGCTTTAAAATTGTTAACTTTATCGGCCTTTATCTTTGCACTGGTTAACTCCTCTTGGGCGGCTAACAATGCTTCAGAATCTCCCGCTTCATAAGCGTTTTTGTACTTTACTTTGGCCTCTTCAATCTCTGTACTGACCACGCGTTTAGCGCTTTCAATCAGGGCAGATTGGCTTTCGCTCAGAGAGCCTTTGAGTTTTTTATTCTCCTCGGCAATCACTTGGGCCGCACGAATAGCTTCTTCTTTTTCCCGCTGGGCGGCTTCAGATTTACGGCGTTCTTCGTGATAACCCTTGGTAAAGTGCTGTATCCTTTTTCTGACACTTTCGTCATACTTGGCTAGTTCATCCGCTTGGAAATCCTGTGGGGGCTCATCCATTAGTTTGCGGTTGCGATCCTCTGGGGGAGTATCATCTTCGATTTCAATCTCAACTTCATGTTCAGTTGCTTTATCAACTTCATCAGGAAATTTATAGTTTTCACCTCTGTATGTTGCCATGATTTACTCCTTATGACGCACGTGTAATCCCACGGGGATCTTCAACAACCGCTTCGACGTTATCGTCGTTGATTAAACGGAACTCACGACCATGAATCTTCAAGCGGGTGCCTGAATTAGGTCTGCAGATAATAAAGTCTCCAACCTTGCAACGAGGCCCACTAGGAAATCTTTTCTCATCTGTATAGGCTTCTGGGCCCATCTTGATTACAAATAGCACAGGGGTCAACATCTCTTCTTTCCAAATTTCTTGGCTAGATTTGACGATACCTATATCACTATCTGCATACTCTTCCATTGCCTCGGGTACTACTGTTAGTAGCATGAATCCTTTGGGGTCAGGAATTTGTTTGGCTTTTTGTTCGGCCGTCGTATTAAGAATGCCAGAC